AGAATTAAGAGGTAATAAAGTTTATAATTTATTTAGATTTATATCAATTTCTGATGGAGATTCTGCAAATATGGAAGTTAAAGTTTCAATTGCTAATCTTTCATTTAATAATATGTCATTTGATGTATTAGTTAGAAACTTCTACGATACTGATTCAGCTCCTGTTGTAATTGAAAAATTCACCAATTGTAATATGGATCCAGGTTCTAACAACTTTATTGGAGTTAAAATTGGTACTTCAAACGGTGAATATGCTTTAATTTCAAAATATATTATGGTTGAATTGGCTGACGGGGCACCTATAGATGCAATTCCTTGTGGATTCCGTGGTTATACTCAAAGAGAATATGATAATCTTTCTGAGTATCCATCACCATATATTCAATACAAAACAAAATATTTCTATCCAGGTGAAACTATTACAAATCCTCCATTTGGTGGAGCTGCTAATACAACTGAATCTGCTGGAGATATTGTTAGAAGAGCTTACTTAGGTTTTTCAACACAATATGGTGTTGACGAATCATTCTTAACATATAAAGGAAAACAAACACCATCTAGTTGGATTTCAAATCCAACACAAGCGGCAGAACCATGGAACGTTCAAAGTAAAGGTTTCCATATGGATTCAGGAGCAACAGTTGTAACAATCGCAAATACTTATCAAACAAGTGGTCAAACCGCTTTTGAATGTGGTACAGCAGATTTTAGATTTGACCCTGAGTCTCAAGAAAATCCTTATTACTTTATTTACTCAAGAAAATACACAGTATGTTTTGCTGGTGGATTTGACGGATGGGACATATACAGAGAACACAGAACAAATACAGATAATTTTCAATTAGGTTCAAGTGGTTATTTGGCAGGAGCATATCCTTCTTCAAGATATCCAAATGCAACAGGTGATGGTTTATTCAAAAGAATTGTAGTACAAAATAATACACAAGACTTTGGAAATACTGACTACTACGCTTACTTACTTGGTATTCTTAGTTTTGCTAATCCTGAATCTACAAATATTAATATATTTGCAACTGCAAGTATTGACTATGTTAATAACTCTAACTTATGTGAAGAGGCTATTGATATGATTCAGTACTCAAGAGCTGACTCAGTTTATATTGTAACAACTCCTGACTATAATATGTTTACTCCAGATGCTTCAAGTCAATATGATGTTATTTATTCACAAGAAGCAGTTGATAACTTAAACAATACAGGGATTGATTCAAACTACACAGCAACTTATTATCCTTGGATATTAACAAGAGATACTGTTAATAATACGCAAATTTATTTACCTGCAACAGGTGAAGTTTGTAGAAACTTAGCTTTAACAGATAACATAGCATTTCCTTGGTTCGCATCAGCGGGTTACACAAGAGGTCTTGTTAATTCTATTAAAGCTAGACAAAAATTAACTCAAGAAAACAGAGATACATTGTATCAAGGTAGAATTAACCCTATTGCAACTTTCTCTGATGTTGGTACTGTAATTTGGGGTAATAAAACATTACAAGTTGCGGATTCAGCATTGAACAGATTAAATGTAAGAAGATTATTATTACAAGCTCGTAAATTAATATCTGCAGTTGCTGTAAGATTATTGTTTGAACAAAACGATCAAATCGTTAGACAACAATTCTTAGATAGTGTTAATCCTATTTTAGATTCAATTAGAAGAGATAGAGGTTTATACGATTTCCGTGTAACAGTTTCTTCAACACCTGAAGATTTAGACGCAAATAGATTAGTTGGTAAAATATATCTTAAACCAACTAAAGCGTTAGAATTTATTGATATTGAATTCTTTATAACTCCAACAGGAGCTTCGTTTGAAAACATTTAATAAATAAATCTAAATACTTATTAAACCCCATCAATTAATTTTGGTGGGGTTTTTACTTTTAATGATATTTAATTATATGAGAAATGTTATTAAAGAAGGATTTAAATCAGAACATACTCCAGATATGAAATATTATGCTTTTGACTGGGACGATAATATTGTTCATATGCCAACTAAAATTATGTTAAAAACTGAAGATGGTGATGAGATTGGAATGAGTACTGATGACTTTGCAGAATATAGACATGATATAGGAAAAAAACCTGTAGAATATAAAGGTGAAAAAATTATTGGGTATGCTGATAATGCATTTAGAAACTTTAGAACTGAAGGTGATAAAGATTTTTTAATTGACTCTATGACAGCTAAAAAAGGACCAGCGTTTAATGATTTTAAAGAGGCGATAAATAACGGGTCAGTATTTTCAATAATCACAGCAAGAGGTCACAATCCAAATACGTTAAAACAAACGGTTTATAATTATATAATAAATGGTTTTGGTGGTATAGATAAAAATGAATTAGTTAAAAATCTTAGGAAATATAGAACATTTGCGGATGAAGATGATATGTCTGATGATGATTTAATTAGGTCATATTTAGAGCTTAACAAATATCATCCAGTATCTTTTGGTACTGAAAATGGTGCTGCTAGTCCTGAGGAATTAAAAGTTATGGCAATGGATGAATTTGTAGATTATGTTAAAGGTCTTGCATCATTTCTCAACAAAAAGGCATTTTTAAAAAAAGAAATTAGTAATAATTTTATACCAGATCAACCTAAAATAGGATTTTCAGATGATGATTTAAAGAATGTAGAAAAAATAAGTAAGCATTTTAAAGATAAACCAGATAATATAGTTAAAACTTATTCTACTGCTGGAGGAACTAAGAAAGAATATAAATAAAGAATATTATTTCTAAAATCAAAGTAAATAGAAATATTTTTAAAAAGACTATATTTATAAGATATAAAATAAAAAAAACAAAATTTTAATAACATGGCTGATTTACTAATGAAAATGCCGATTCCTTACGAACCGAAACGTCAGAACCGATTCATCTTGAGGTTTCCTTCAAGTTTAGGAATAAATGAATGGTTCGTGGAAAGTGCGAAAAGACCATCCATCAAAATTGCTTCAACAGAAATACAATTTTTAAATACGTCAACATTTGTTGCTGGTAGATTTAATTGGGATGAGATTTCAGTTAAATTTAGAGACCCAATTGGACCATCAGCGGCTCAAGCTCTTATGGAGTGGGTTCGTTTACATGCTGAGTCTGTAACAGGTCGTATGGGATATGCCGCAGGTTATAAGAAAGATATTGATTTGGAGATGTTAGATCCAACAGGTGTTGTTGTTGAAAAGTGGATTCTTTACGGAACCTTCTTAACAAGTGTGGACTTTGGTGCTCTTGGATATTCAACTGATACTTTGGCTGATATTACAGCTTCACTTCGTATGGATCGTTGTGTATTAGTTTACTAATATTTTAATGTTTATAAAAAACAAATTTTAATTATATTTAACCGTAAAGACATAAACTTTACGGTTATTTTTTTATATGGACAATCAAACACAAAATTACGCACAACAGAATTTCACACTTCCTCACGATGTGGTTCCATTGCCATCACAAGGAATTTTTTACAAAAATAAAAAGAAATCAGTTAAGATTGGTTATTTGACTGCATCTGATGAAAATATTTTAATGGCAGGAGGAGATGATGTAACTACTAATTTAATTAAAGGTAAGTTATACGAACCTGATATTAGGGTTGAAGATTTACTAGAAGGAGATATTGAAGCGATTCTTATCTTCTTAAGAAACACTTCTTTTGGACCTGAATTAACAGTTAATGTTACAGACCCAACAACAAAAAAATCTTTTCAAGCTACTGTTGTTTTAGATGAACTTAATGTTGTTAAAGGTCAAGAACCACTAGAAGATGGTACATTTCTTGTAACACTTCCAAAATCAAACAGTATTGTTAAGTTAAGACCAATGACTTACGGTGAAATTATGGATATAAATAGAATGAGTGAGTCATATCCACAAGGAAGAACGGTACCTAAAATTACTTGGAGACTTGAAAAACAAATTGTTGATGTTGATGGAAATATAAACAAAGGAGACATCGCTAAATTTATTGAACAAATGCCAATAATGGATTCAAAATTCATCAGAAATTTTATGGATGAAAATGAACCAAGATTAGACATGAACCGAATAGTAACAACCCCATCAGGAGATAGACTGACAGTTAACGTCGGTTTTGGGGTGGAGTTTTTTCGCCCTTTCTTCTGATTATAGAAAAGGACAACTTGATGAGTTTTTTTATTTAAATACTCTACTCAAGGTTACATGGCAAGATTTTGAACGAATGCCCATATTTGTAAGAAAATATTTATTAGATAAATGGGTTGAAAATAATAAGAAGGACTAAAAAATTAGTCCTTCTTCTATTTATAAGAAAAGATTTCAATGGCTTTAGATAAAAAAACAGGAACGAATGAATATGGGAAAGATTTTTCACAATTTCCTGAAGTTGAAGGTAATGCATTTGCTGGTGTTGCAAAACAAATGACCGAAGCCGCTAATGAAATGGTGGAGGCGTTTACTGCGTCAAGAGCAAGGGTTAGTGAAATGAATACTGCGGTTAGTGAAGCGGCTCCAAGAATGAGAAGACTTGGTGCAAGCTTTATTGAAACTACTACAGCAATGAAAGACATTGCTGCTGCAACCCAAAAACAAACATTGGCTTCATCAGATAGTGTTGCTAAATTACATGCAACAACTAAAGTTATTGGTGAAGATACTAAACGCATTGTTAACAATTTTACAGATGTTGGGATTCAATTTGGAGTTATTGGTAGTCAATTGGAAAAATCGGTAGTAACAGTAAGAGATTTAGGTTTGAATGTTAAATCGGTAATGCAAGATGTTGTTAATTATGCGTCCGACCTTAATAAGTTTAATTTTGAGGGTGGTGTAAAAGGATTAACAAAAATGGCAGCAAGCGCTTCTATGCTTAGAGTGGATATGAGTGCTACCCTTAATTTTGCGGATAAAATTTTGGGAAATCCTGAAGAAGCAGTTAAGATGGCATCGGCATTTCAAAGACTTGGAGTATCTGTTGGAAATCTTGTTGACCCATATTCTTTGATGAATGACGCGATGAATGACCCCGAAAAAATTCAAGGTAGTCTTGCTAAGGCGGCACAACAATTTACATATTTTGATGAAAAGGCAAAATCGTTTAGGATTAATCCTCAAGGAATCTTAACTCTTAAAGAAATTGCTAATGAATCCGGAATAGCTTATAGTGACTTAACTAAAATGGGATTGGCTGCAGCTGAAACAGGTAAGAGAATATCACAAATTAACCCATCTATTAAATTTGAAAATGATTCAGACAAACAATTTTTATCTAATTTGTCTGAAATGAATGAATCTGGTGAATATACTGTTAAAATTACAAATGCTCAAGGAGATGTCGAAACTAAAAAATTAAGTGATGTAACACAACAAGAGTTTAATAAGTTAATTGACGAACAAAAAAAACAGCCAAAAACAATGGAGGACATTGCAAGAGCATCAATGAAACAGGGGGATATTGTTAAAAATGATGTTCATGCAATTAAGGAAGCGGTAGTTAGAGGTATTGTATCAACGTCTTTTGTTAAAGATAATTTGGAATCCTTAAGAAAACTTACAACAGTGCCATTTGGAGCGGCATCTAATCAACTGGCACGTACAGAAATTTTTAGTAAACCTTCTAACGAAGTAATCGGGGCAATGAAAACTGCCGTAAAAGATTTAATAAAGGGAAACTCTGCGTCGGATGTTGTTAAAGAACTTAATAGTAAATTAAAACTTACTGGTGAACAATCTATGATTGTTATGCAGGATGTACTTAAAAATATGGTTAAAGAAATTGACAGCAAAGGATTTGAATACAATGATTCGGAGATTGGTAAATTGGCAACGGCAACTTATAAAGGATTGAAAGATTTGGCGTCATCTAAATCGGAAAAAAATACAAGTGGAGTATCAGAAGCAACAACAAACGCAGCAATCGCAAGATATAATAAGATTAGTGGATATGGTACCGAATCATTAAGTAACGCATCAAATCCAAAT